GGTTGAATGAAGTAATGGAGATTGCTAAGAAAGATTACGACCAATTAGAAATGAGAACAGAAGATTTGAAAGTATTGGACTATAATCCATATGATGATTCACATTGGGTGTTTGATTTACAAAAGAGAGATGATGTAAAAGTGATTCATTCAACTATGTTGGACAATGAAATGTATCTCTCACCAGAAATAACTAAAAAGATTAGAAGTTATGAACCTACCGATGAAAATATTAAACAAGGCACAGCAGATAATTATATGTGGGAAGTTTATGGACTAGGAAAGAAAGCAAGATTACAAGGAGCAATTTATGATAATTGGGATATTGTAGAGGATATTCCGAGTGAGGCAAAGTTTAGAGGTTATGGTTTAGATTTTGGTTATACGAATGACCCTAGTGCAGTTGTAGAACTTTATACTATGGATAATGAATTGTATTG